TTGTCGAACTCTTCCTCACTGGTCCACTCTTCCGCTTCATCACAGACAAAGGTTGTAATGCCCTGAATGGATTTTAATTTGGCTGTCTGATTCCCGGAGGAAGTCTTGATACCTCGGAACATGATGCGACTGCCTGTCATGCGGTTTACAATGTCCGTCTTTGTGGTCTTGAAATATTTGGTAGTTCCGTCAAGTTCTATCTTCTCCATCATTTCCGGAATAATGGACATACCAGCGGAAACCATCGTATAGCGAGTATAAAGGATCTGATGGACTATCTTCTCTACAGGAGTCATTTCAAAAGTAAGACGCTCTATGAATGTAGAAGCATTGAAAGACTTACCGGAGCCACGACCACCAGTAATGAGAATAATGAACTTTTCCGTATCGGTGTATAATGGATGATATATTTCTTGGGGTACTATCATTTCAGCTTGTCTTTAATCCAAGAATCAATAGTGATACCGTGGTCAATATCTGTAGGGATGTCGGCATCTTCATCTTGCTTGCGTTCAACTTTTCTCCAGTCTTCATCGTAATGATACAACCAAGTCATTTGAGCACTTAAATTGGGAGCCAATTCACCTTCTACAACTTGTACCTCTTCTTCACCGGTTAGATTTCCTTCCTTATCTCGCAATTTCCGAACAGTGGTATTCTTAGTTTTTATGCCACCAAGAGCCATTGCAAGAAATTTAGCACGTACAAGAGAATTTATCGTGCAACGCGCACGCGAAAGGACATCACTTAATTCACTGTATGTACTTTTCTTTTCACTAAATTTTTGCGGTGACAATCCAATGGCATGAGCAATCTCCTTATCAGTGAATCCCTTTTTGGCATACGATTCCACGAGAGAAAGAAAGTCCTCGCTTGTGTAGTCAAACTTGGGCTTTCTCCCTC